CAAATCTTGAAATGTATTTTAGAAATAAATTAAGGGAGCAAAATGAAAAAACAAAATAAAGAAATCATTAAAAGACTTTTAGAAGAGATTGAGAAAAAAACAACTTGGGGGAAAAACGAATTAAAGGAGTTGATATTAAAATTATTGCTTGAGGAGCAAAAATGATAATTTTTGGTCTTTGTCTTTTGAGTTTTATTTTAGGGATTATAGTTGGAATTGTGTTTGGGTTTTATGTTGCCAAGAAGGCAATTGAGGATATTATTTGGGAGAAATGAAAGGAGGTGAAAGAAAATGGCTAATTTAAATATGAATGACAATGTTTATTATGATAGCTCATCCGATAGTATAAATTGTGGAAACTTTACTCTAACTTGGGATTATTGGCGTTGGTATCCAGAGGTAATTAGGGAATACTGGGCTTACCCACTTTATCTTAACACGCCAGTTTACGAGGATAAATACAAAAAAGCGTTTAATATCGCTAAGTTATTATTAAAGAAGAAACTACTTGTTTCAAGAAAGCTAAAAGATTTTATTGGATTAGTAGAAGAAATAGTAAAAGAATTATAACAGAAAAAAGGGAATAATGGTAGCATTTCTTTTACCAGACCGATGTTTGCGCTGTAAGAAGAAGGTTAAGAGACCAGAGAAGGAATTATTTCAAGTTTCTTTGCCAACTCAACATTCAAAGAGACAGAAAAAGAAAATAATTTTTGCTTATACGCCTATGATTTATCTTTGTAAGGAGTGCGTTGGGGAATTAAATAAATGGATAATAGAGAAAAACAGGAAGGATGTGAGTAAAATGAAAAAAGTCTTACAATGGATAATTTTAATTTGGTCTATTTTAGCGGTTCCATACGCCTTATTTTCTGAGCCGAATGCATATGATACCTTTTTGCAGCTGCTTTACCTTGGGTCGGTTATTGGTTTAATGATTTCTGATTTGAAAGAAGCCGAAAAAAAGAAGTGAACGGTTTGGATTGACAAACATAAAGAAGTATGATATAATATAAAAAAAGAGTAGGAATATGAAACAATTAACAATCCAAAATATCTGGAATCAAGTAGCCCAAAAGAATGTAGGCAAGGTAAATGAGCCAAGAGAAAGGAATTATATATCCGCTAGTGATATTGGTAAAGCGATGATAGATAGGTGGCTTAAGATGAAGGGCGTGCCACCAACAAATCCTTTTGATGAAAGAGTTTTGAGAATATTTGATGCTGGGAAATTATTTGAATGGATTGTGGGTCGAGCCCTAGCAATGGCTGGTCTTTTAAAAGAGCGGCAAACTTATGTTGAAATTCCAGAAACAAAAAACCACTTAAAAATATTAGGTTATATTGATTATGTAATTGGCGGGTTAGTCAACTGGGACGAGGCGAGAGGTCGAATTAAGAAATGGTTACAGGAATTTAAACTTGACGAGAATAATGAGATACTCGAAAGATATGCACTTGGTTTGATAGATGGGTTCGAAAGAGAGTATGGTAATAAACCAATTCCCGAGTTAATAGTTGAAATCAAATCGATCAATTCTCTTGCTNNCCCGAGTTAATAGTTGAAATCAAATCCGTTAATAGTTTGGCCTTTTGGAGCCATAATAACCGAGACGAAAGCGACAGTTTTTTAGGATATGATCATCATAAATATCAACTTCTTACTTATATGATAGCTAGAAACCATAATATTGGAAGACTCTTATATATTTCAAAAGACGACCTTTGCCTTCAGGAAGTTGCCGTATGGAGACAAGACCAATGGGAGGAAAATTTTTGGAAAGATGTAAAAGAGATATCCTATTTTTATCGAAATAATATTCAACCTCCCCTTCTTGAACCAATTGTTTACAATGAAAGGAAGCGGCAATTTGAATTAAACTGGGAAGTAGGTAGAAGTCAATATTTGACTTATTTATATGGTTATAAAGATCAAAAAGATTTTGAAGAAAAAAATCACCAATTATTGTTAGATATAAATAGGGCATTAAAACATTTAAGGGAAAACAAAGTTATAGATGAAGATAAATCATTGATCAAGAAATACAAGTTAGAGGAGGTGAAATAAAATGGCAGAAATAATAGGGTACGACTTCCAGCCAGAAACCAAGACAGGCATTTTTATTCGTCTCAGGAAAAAAGGCGATCAAGTAAAAATCAGGTTAGTTTCTACTCCAGTCCATTACCAAGACCAATTTCAAGGGAAAACACGCGATAGGTTCGCTTGGCTAGTTATTGATCGGAGTGATGGACAGGTAAAAGTCTTTAACGGTGGGACTTCGATTTATCTGACCATTAAAGGTTTTGCCCAAGATCCTGATTGGGGTGATCCAACCAAATATGATTTGACTATTACTCGAACTGAAGAAAGTAATGCTAATTATTATCGGGTTGTGCCTTCGCCCGTCAAATCCGAAATTACTGAAGAGGAGCTTAAACTAATTAAAGAAAGTAATATTGACCTAACAAAACTTTTTGGGAATAAAGGGACTAGCACTTTTGGTAAAGTTAGACAGGGAACAGAGTTAAAAAATTCTCCGTTAAGAAATGTTTCTAAACCAGAGAATGTTTCTAAAGACATTCCTAAAGATATTAAGGATATCTCAGAAGACATTCTAGATGAAGTTACTTATTAGAAGGGAGGTGTTCAACAATGCGCAAATTTCCTTATATTACTGTAGGTAAAATTTTATCAATTTTAAAGGAGCAGGGTTTACCCATAACCAGGCTAACTTTTCTTAAACTCGAGAAAGAAGGTCTATTTCAAAGTAATAGAAGCGTTGGTGGTTGGCGGGTTTATTCTCAACAAGATGCAGATATCATTATCAAACTTATTAAAGAAAATTACGGTATGACATGAAAGGAGGAAAATGAAAAGAGAACTTAAAGATTATTGTTGGGAACTTATTGGTAATAAAATAAAAATCACTAATAAGAAAACAGGGCAGACGATGTTTTTAAGTAAAGTTGGTTGGACTTCTTTACACCGGTTTGCTATCAGTGCACAAGATAGATTAAGAATTGAGCAACTTAAAACCGCCAAAAATAGACCAAAAAAGTTAACAGAACAGATAAAAAAATTAAAAGAGAAAATAAAACTGTCAAAGGTTACCAAGAAACATGCCAAATAAAAAGTTTTGGGATAAAAGAACTTGGTCTTGGAAGAGTGAACCAAAAACAATTAAGTCCCAAAAGGTCGAAAAAATTGATTGGATGAAACTTCCAGATAATGTTAAAATTAATTTTGCTAAGCATATTCGAATGAAAAAGAATGACGATAACTTAATTCTTCTCATTTTTGTTGGCTTTTTGGCAATTGCTATGGTAATTGTCATTTTACTTAAACTCTTAAAAGTGATATGAAGCGTAGCCCAATTAAAACTAATCTATTATGCAAGCGGTGTGGGAAAAATTATCGGTTTCGGTTAAGCAAGTATTGCCTTGCCTGCAAAAAAGAGATTGAAAAAGAAAGAGAAAAGATAAAAAAACAAAAGGAAAGAATTAAACTCCAAAAACAAAAACTCCGAGAAAAAAAAGCGAAATCAGTTTCAAAGTTAAAAAAAGAATGTGATACATTGTTTTCGAAAATAATCCGATTAAGGGATAAGAAATGCCTAAGGTGTGGTTCGACCAAAAACCTTCAAGTTGCCCATTTAATTAGTAGAAGACATTTAGCACATAGATGGGATGAAAAATCAGCAATTACACTTTGTTATACTTGCCATATTTATTTCTGGCACCGAGAACCAATTGGAGCAACTGAATGGTTAATGAGCCATTACCCAACTATTTATGATTATGTAGTGCGTCATAAGCATGATATTCAAACGGAAAGCATAAATTACCTTGAATTGCGTGAAAAGTTGCTTAAGCGACTGAATGAATTGAGTTAATATTTTATATTTGTTGACCTTAGTGCTGTACCTCCCAATGATTGTTTTTAGTCTTTCTCAACTCAACTAAATCAATAAATCAGGAATGGCATCAATCCTTTTCCGAGCTATTTCTACATATTCAGGCTCTTTTTCTATTCCGATATAATTCCGCCCTATTTTTTTAGCTGCCATACAAATTGTGCCACTGCCAGCAAAAGGGTCTAAAACTATTCCACCTGTTGGAGTGGAAGTTAATCTGCAAAGGTATTCGCATAATCTCAAAGGTTTTACTGTCGGATGATTATTGATGACCCCACCAATATTACGCTCGTTTTTTGATGCTTTTGCCACATAAAAGAAACGAGAAGCACCACCTATATCTTGAAAACCACTCCAATTTATTTTCCCCCACTCTTTAGTTCCATTCATAAATCGCATTGGTCTATTATTTATATTACCTCCTGCCTTTCTTACTCCGCTCTGCTTATCTAACATATAACACGGACATTCTGAATTAGTATGGATAACCCCCGACTTTATATCATTATAATAATTACTTGGTGATTGCGGTTTATTATTCTTGATAAATCCCTTAACTTGATATGATTTTCCTTTATAAGAATAAGGTTCCTTTTCTTCTTTTCCTTCTATCACCTCATCACAAATACATTCCAAAATAACATTAGCGGGGAAGCGACCCTGATTTTCCTCTACTACTGCTTTAAATCCCCAACCCCGATTTTGTGTATCTAATTTTTTATCTCCTTTCCGTTCAATACTTAAATCTTCATTTGTTGATATTCTTCCTCCTTCAATATTTAATCCTGCCACTCCCCATTTTAAAGCATTCTCAGCATAAGAACCTTCATTGGGTTTCATTGCCATTATAATTGGTTCCCAAGCAGGCTTTAGTGCAGTTCCCCATCCCTCCCATTCTTTTGCTCCTTCTATATAGCCTATCTTTAAAAATTGTTTTGCTATATTAAGAGATTTCGGGAATCCAGACGCATATAGCCAGCACAATGTATCTTTCAAAATCCACCCCGCATCTTCCAGCCCACACGCTAACCTATGCCAAGTCCGTGTTCCGCCAAAACATAATAAGGTTGCTCCTGGCTTTGCTACTCTTAATACCTCTTTTGCCCACTGTCTTGTCCATTCTTGATATAAATATAAGTCGACTGCAGCGTATCCTCTTGTATGAGTTCCACCATAAGCAAATGCTCCTCGCATATTTTCATTATGAGCAATCTGTCCAGCCATCGCCTTTGGATTATCCCATTCCTTCCCCATAAATTCTAATCCATAGGGCGGGTCAGTAATTATTGTATCAATACAATTGTTAGGAAAGGTCTTTAAAACTTTTAAACAATCTCCTTGATATATTTTATTTACCTCCATTTATCCTCCTTGTTTTCTCCCAGACAATCCCGGCAATGATATCGGCAATTCTCGGGACTGGCTGATATTTCCATTTTTGATTTTCCTCTAAGTATTTTTTAAAGGCGGTCTTATCGCCTCGCCTATAGGCGTCAAAAGTCTCCCGAAGGCCTGGATGCATATCTAAATGGTGATAAAGGCACAAAGTCGCTAAATTTTCAGGATTATTCGACCCGCCGAATTCCCGCCAAACTAAATGATGAACTTGTAGCTTAAAATGGGGGGTATTGCAATGGGGAACAAGACAAGTATAATTATCTCTTTCTAAAATCCTTTCTCTTTCTTTTTCCGTCAGGGGTCTTGTTTTACCATTTCTATTTTCAATTTTTTCAAGCCATTTAGTTAAAAAATCCGCTTCTGCTTCTTCAATGATTTGCCCCAATTCACCGCTGGCAGTTACTCCAAAGTGGAATTCCCCGAATAAATCATCTATCTTTTTCTGGACAAACCTTTCTACAAGGCTCATCTTTAACCTCAAAAGTTTTAATAGGACTAATCACATCTTTTTCTTCAATAGTTTCTTTCCCCTGCCAACCAGAATGAAGTCTCCCCCTTTCGGGATGCCAACCCTTCAAATATCTTCTAACTCGTCTAAAACTACCCTGTTGATAAATTATTTCTTCCGACAAAATTTTTGGTTCTTCTTCTGGCATTTGCTTTTTCTAAAACCTCCCCTTGTCCACTTTTTTCCATCCATTCCCAAATAATTACTTCTACACTCGGTACTACATTATCTAAAGTCTTTGCCAATCGGCAGGCTTGGCAACCTACTTGCTCTGTTTTTTGCGCTTCTTTCCGAGATGGGGTTTGAATTTTTTCCCCACAAACTACACACGTTGTTTCGATTTCTTTATTTATCATTTTCTCTCCATATGTTGCTTTTCAAATTCTCGCCATTCTTTTTCCCAAGTTGGTTCAGGAAACCCCTTCTTCCCATCTGCCTCTTCCTCAATTCCTTCTTTAATTCTTTCCCAAACCTCTTCCTGTAAAACCCTTGTATTTTTTCCTTCCCCTTCCAGTCTTTGTAGTTGGAATAAAAATTCTTCTAAATTTCTTTCAGGGTTCATTTTCTCTCCTTTCTGTTTGAAAACCTATCTCCTCCTTGGGTCTAACTTGAAAAAACATATCCCCCTTATCGTCTTGATAGAAAACAGGCTTCAAACCTAACTCTTCCACTTTTCTTACTTTTTCTTTTATTGCCATCAAGTGAAGGAGCTTTGTCTGTAGGTTAAGAATAGCCGTAGAAACACTTTCTATCTGATTTTCCAGATTTAGCAGATACTCCTCCTCAGAGATTTGTATTACTTTTTCCTCTTCTCTTTCAGTCATATTTCCTCCTATTCATTTCACTCCAATAAAGCCCAAAAACCAACCCGAAAGCAAAGAACGTTGCCCACTCTAAAAGTCGTCCGATTAAATAAAGGGTAGGTAGCATCTTTTCCTCCTTTATTTATTTGCTCTAACGGCATCTGAAACCCCTTCTACTAAAACAAAACTCAAAAGTGAACCAACAATTGTCAGAACCTCCTGCTCATCTAATCCCCAGTCAAATGCTTTATTCCCAAAAACCACTAAAGCCGACACAACCGCCAACCAGAACTTGCGTGATTTTAAGCGTTCAGGAAACTTGATTGCCATTTTTTACTCACCTCCTTTAGTTTTCCTTTCAGCGAACTTTTTAATTAACTTTTCTCCGTTTGTGAGTTGACATCTGTTAATTCGCGTCTAAAAGTTAGTATTTTTGTTCTAAATAAACCACAACGCGTGCAAAAAATGGCTGCCACTGCTTCAACCGTTGTATTGGTTACTTTATACACACTAAATCCTAAAGCCGAAAATGTATGCTTACATTTATTATAATACTTGTTTTCCTCCATCATCTTATTCTTATCTTCTTATCTTCTAGATATTTTAAATAAAGCCTTTATTCCACTAATTATTCTTTCTGCTGCCCCAAATTCCTCTAATCTTTGCGTCCTAATGTAAGAAATGTGTGCCTGTAAGTCCACCAAAGCCTCCAGGACGGCCGTTTCTGTCTTTTCGCTACATCCTATGCCTTCCGCAACCGCTGCCACAAATTGGTCGTGCTTTGCTTTTAAATCGGGAATACTATCGGCAAGCAATTTAATTTCCTGTGCTACTCCTAAAATTCCAGCAAAATCTCTTTTATCCATTGGTGGTCTCAAAATCTCAACTAACTTATCAATAAACTCTTGATAACCCTGAATTTGAGCATCAAGTCCTGCTGTCACTGGCGGCGGTGGCGGTTCTGGTGGCTTGTCTTGAATATTTTCTTGGTTCTTTGGTCTTAGCCAGCCTAAAACCCCAACATAATTGTGTTCCTGAAAGTGGCATGGAGTTCCTAATGGGTCGTTTTGGTCAAAACTTATGAATTTTTTGGTATCGGCAATCTCGGTGCAAATAGCGATATGCCCATATTTACTATATTTTGTTCCCCAAATAATTACATCTCCCAATTTTGGCACTCCCTCTGGCGTATTTGGAATTCTCTCATAAAAGTCTGCTTGGTATTTTTCCCAAATGTCAGGAGGGTTTCCGAAAATATCTGGTGCTCTAATCACCTTGCGGTTATAGGCTCTCCATAAATCCACGCACTGGTCTAAAGTAGAAGGGTCAGAACCTTTATTACTCTCCACCCACAAATCCATAAAAGCCCAAAAGAAATCTCTAATATGCATACATATTCACCTCCTTTTTTTAACTTTGACTTCGAAAGTATTTTCCTTAACAAAAGCCACCACTAAATTCCGTGTTTTCCTTGCTTTTCTTATTGCTTCATTCATTGACCGAATAANNTCTAGTTCATCAGGTTTAGGATCATTAGATTTTAATGCTTTCAGAATGTTTATGAGTTTCATTTTATTTTCCCAATTGCATCAGTTAACGCTTGTAAAGTTTTATTAGTTTCACCAACTAACTGTGCCCACTTATCGCTAACACATTTTAAATCTTGATGACGCTTTTCTTGTAATTCATTTATCTGACTATCTTTTCTATAATAAGCATAGCCAAGTATGACTAAAAAAATTCCTAAAAGTCCCTGTGTTGCTATTTGCTCAAGATATTTCTCTACCATAGTTCCATCCATTTATCTGTATTTTATATTTTTTACATTCTATAATAGTTCATTGAAAAAACCCATTCCACCCATCATGTATTTAAACATGATATAGGCAACCGTTCTAAATGGTGGTTGACCATCCGCACTATTTGACGAAACAGTTGTAGAATTCCAACTTGATGTTGCATAACTGCAGGTACTAACAGAATGGCTATGGGGAGTTTTACAAGCGCCATCTGGATTAGCGTCGGTTCCGGAAGGGGAAGTAGATACTGTACTTGCAGAGCCCGTGTGTGTGTGGCTACCAGTTGCAGTGTGAGTATGACTATTGCTTGCAGAATGGCTGTGAGTATTAGAACCGCCAGTACTTCCGATTTCGCTTGCATCATTAGCTATTTTCAACCACTTATCTCTCATATCTGGTGTTCCTTTAGTCCCATCACATAAAAACCACCCAGGTGGTATGCTTGATAATGAACCAAGCCACATGGCTATAGTACCAGATGAAGGTACTTTTCTGGAACCACTTGTATTTTGTATAGCCATTAACTTCTTATATGCTGGCTCAACAGTATCAGCACTACCAGCGCTTCCGGAGTAAGTACTAGCGGTTTCAGCAGTATTAGCATTTAAGTAAATAGTATGTGTATGATGAGCGTCAGCACCGCCACCAACATTTTCATCTTTCCTTAATCGTGGATCTTGATCACTATCCCAACTACTGGTGCCAGTATGAGTATGACTAACAGCTGAATGTGTATGACTTATATCATGCTCATGATGTAGGCTGCCACCTGTGCCTCCAGCGTCCTGGCCAGTGGAAGCACCACGTAAATACCTATCCCTTAAATCTGGCCTACCACCATTACCATCACAGTTGCCGAACCCATCAGGGATTGATGCATTAGACCATAAAACAATAGCATTATTAGGAATAGATTGGTAGGAAGTAGCTTTAATGAAAATCACATTGTAATATGGTGGATGACTACTTGCACTTGCATAAGTAACGGCATCACTCAAACTGCCACCAGTGACATTAGTAAAATCATAAGTATGNNTGTCTCTAGCGGTATTGCTATCGTAACCCCCGTGTGTTTCATAATCACCGTTTCTAGTAGTCTCACCATAGTGTCTGTGCGCAATCGCCGTATGAGTGTGTACTGGTGCAGTATGTGAGTGTGTATCTGAACCACCAGTTGTGTCAGGATCGGCACCTACTGCAGCACCTTTTGGGTACCTATTGTCCAAAGTAGTTTCCCTAACAAAACCTGACGGTATGCTAGCATTAGTTCCCGGCCAAATAATGATTACATTCGGTGCGATCATAAAATTTCTTTCTCTATTATTTGATGAACTCTATAAAATGGTTTTTTTACTAGTTTTTTCGCTCTTTTTATAGCCGATTTTGCATCTTTATCTATTAATTCAAAAACACAACTGTCAACTAATGTTCCGTCATCTAACCTTTGTTCATAACCTTGAATAACAAAGACGAGATATGTTTTCATCTTAAATCAAAACCTAGAAAATAACCATCGTAACTATTTTCTCCTGTGCAAATAAAGCCAAAGGCATCAACTGCATTCGGAGTAGTTGTTAAAGTCGGTGCAGTTCCGCCCGGCCATCTAATCCCCGACCACCAAGTTACTGTTCTATTCCCACTTGAATCTTGCACTAACCGGATAACAAAGGCTTCATTTGATTTGGCATGAGCAACTGCTAATGCCCTATTCCCGCCTAAAGTGACAGTGAAGAAATGTGAAGTATCCAAATCAAAAGTTATAGTATTGTCATCTGAAACTGTTTTAAGAGTTTTTTCATCTCTCAAATCTTCAACCTCGTTCTTCAAGGCAGTAAAATTTGCATTTACTTTGGCCGATTCCGCTTTTGTGTTTGGAGTGAATGAATATAAACTTATAGCGATGTTGACCAACCTCCTTTCTTAATAATCGATTTGTATCCATTAAAAAACGCAGACATAATCTGCGTTTCCTCCCTCATAAGTTCGGTTTCGCCTAATTTTACTTTTTATATTACCTTTTTTAAAAAATTTTGTCAACATTTTACCTTTATCCTTTTTTTATCCTTCTGTTGGTGTTGTTGGAACATTATAAGTTTGCGATTCCTCCCAATTGCGATAAATATCCTCCATTCTTTTTGGAATTTCTGGCAATCGAGAAGAGGCTTCGATCCTAACACTGTGGGGAGAATAATCGACGGATAAAATTTGAATGACATCTGCTGCTGAATAAGCTAATGTTTGGTCCCAAACGTCAACATCCCACATAAAGACATCCCAATATGAGACAGTTTTTTGTGGTTGCCTAATGTTCCTAATTCTTAATGTATCTCCAGGTTTAATTGATTCTATATCATAACCTTTTTCTGGATCTGAGCCATTGTTATCTAAAACAACCAATGTTGTTCTAATTTCAGGATCTTTTTGTCTATTGATTATTCGATTCGACATAGTATCGGCAGTTGTTGTTAATGACACCCTCTGGTCTACCTTTTTAATTGCGTGTATCCCATAAGTTTCAATTGAGCCAGTATTAGAATAAACTCGATACATCGGGACGCCACCAGATTCTTGGCCAATAAAATAAACTCTGTTAACAATGTCTTCACCTCTTCGCCAAGTTTCCATGTAATTAATGTGTTTACCAATTAAGAAAGTGTGGTTAGCAACGTTCATATTTGATTCCTTAAGGTAAATAATGTTATCGGCATCAACTCGCCAATACCAATTTTCTGGAGTCAATTCAATAACTTTGTCAAGTGCTTCTTTGATTGTGTAGCACTGAAAAGTATAGGAAACTGTGGTTCCAGTATTATCAACTGAATCTGAAGTATAATTAATTTGTCCCCCATCAGCACGATAATAATCGATAATGTTTTTTAGCATTGCACTGGGATCCATAGAATTCATAGCGATTTCGGTATCGCCGTTTGCATTTCTAAGCATAATATTACTCATCTCGGTAACATAATGTAATAAAGTAATTTCTATATATTCTTTATGTCCGTCTAAAACTGGCCGATAACCAGAGATAAAACCTGTATAAATCAAAACGCCATTGGGGGCATTACGGTCAAAGCACCAACATTCAACTTTATTGAAAAGCTTCACATCATCATCTTCACCAAAATTATCAAATGACCTTCTTAGTCTAATAACCATCTCGCCAGGTCCACCATTAATTACCATCCTAAAAGTAGGTTCAGTTAATACTTCTGTAGTCCAACTGGTTTTATAAACGCCATCATCATATACTCGGTATTCATAATGCTTTTTTTTATAAACGGCTTTTATATTACTTTTGGCTGATTGATCTTTATTTGACATATTTCTGCGAGTCTCACGCTTTCATAATTTATAATTTACAATTTACAAATTTACAAGTTTACAAATACCTCGGTTGATAATAAAAATCTAAAGTGCCACCGTCTGCAGTTCCGCTAAATGTTACCTTGAAATCAGTTAAACCGGGTTCCCATCTTGAAAACACGCCCTCAACATTTGCTTCTTCTGTTCCCTCCAAAATCTTATGATTTGCATAATCGAAAGTAACATCACTGCCATAGGCAAGTGTTGGTGTAGTTGTTCCAGACCAGGTAACAATTTCGCCTGTAGGAATATACTGAATAATAATTCCCGAAGTAGTTGTTTGTCCCGTCCCACTTGGAGCAAAATACTTAATTATTGGTTCGGCAAAAACAGAACCAGAAATAGTAATTGTTTTTGTTGTGCTTGCTGTCCCAGAAGCAATTGTCCAACTTACTGTGTGTTGTTCTTCATAAAAGAATGGATCGGGTAAAAGAAATTCAACCTCAAAAGGGACGAAATCTTGAGAATATTGCGGTTCAGTAATTGTTACATTAGAAACTATAGCAGTAGCACTCCTTCCGGGAACAATTTCTAGTGAACCTTCTTCTTTTCTTGTAACATTAGTATGAAAATTGTCTATTTTATTTTTTAATTCATCAACATTCGAAGCGATAATAGTCCCGCTCAATCTTACTGTCCTTTCAGCAAAATCGTTACTGAGAAGTTTTACCCCAGGTTTTCTTGCTAATTTTTCTGTTTCAATGCTCCGCTTAGGAATAGTGCGATACTCCATATTAGAAGTGATATAGTTATCGTCTTGTAACGAAAAGCCATCGAATTTTGGATAGTCTGCTGGCATATTAAATTGAGTGTAGCCCCTTCCACTTATCTGTTAAATTTATAATTGGTTGTTTCATTTTGACCTTTGTAATTGCTGTTTGCAAAATACTTTTTAATTGTGTTTTTGTTGTGAAATCTTGCCATGGTAACATTATTCGATACTCCGAATTATTGTAAACAAAAGTAATTGACAACTTGTCTGTGTCATTTATAACTCCTGGGTCGGCAGGAATTTTTAAAATTTCTTTAACTTCGACTGTCATTTTTATTATAAATCATTAAAAGCCAGCACCATAACGTGCTAACTCATTCTGTCTTCCTAATATTCTACCAATTCTGTCTGCTAACTCATAAATACGTGATTCCGAATCTAAAGTTACCCCACCATATAAATTAACATTAACCGTTAAACCACCACCAACCATTCCAACATTTGCCCCTGTTCTCGGCACAATTCTTTCTCCTCCATGAGCAATAATCGGGACAGGGGCGCCAATCGGGCCAGGTACTATTCCACCGTGTTGCATTCGCATTAATTCTTCATATGAGAGCCCGATTTCGCCTAAAAGTCTACCCATAAGTTTTCCAGCACCTCTAACGGCACTTTTAAGTCCTTCAATAATATTTCTGATAATTCCAACACCCCAATTCCATGCTGCGCCTACAAGCCCTTCGAATCGGCTTTTTATTCCGTTTACAATATCCCCAACAATTTTAAAGGCTTTATCTTTGAGATCGCCAAACCAGTTAATAATTGCCTCAACCATCTCAGGGATGATTGATTTACCGACAAGTGCATTATATAAACCTTTAAAGAAATTAATTATGCCATTTATAAAACCATTAACTGAATCGAAAACAAGACTCTTAAAGCCTTCAAAAATATTAAGAATGCCTTGCCAAATATTATGAAATGCTTGTTTGATTAACTCACCATTAAGAGTAATAATTCCAATGAAGAGAGTAAATAGTCCTGTTATAATTTGAATTAAACCTGTAGCAAACTGCATCACTCCTGCAATCACCTGAGGAAGCATTGTTAAAATTCCACTAAGCAATGCAGCTCCAACCATTAGGATTACCGCTGCTACTTGAGCAAAAACAACTAAGAGTGGTTCTAAGGCCTCCCATAATTGACCAAATAGGGGAATAATTTCGGCTAAAGAAATTTTTACTTGGTCCCAGGCCGGTCGCAAAACAGTCATCATTACATCACCAACTGTTTTTAAAATATCTTGAATCTTGACCCAAACATCCATCCAGGTTGCTGGAACTGGACTAATCACCTCACCGAACACAAATTTATCTTTTAAGTTTTGGATTTCCTGTCCTATTGGCTCAATAACTTTCTGTCTTAAAAGCTCAGCTGCCATTTCCCATGTTGGTGGGATTGGCGATTGAATGCCCGCTACTTCAAAGACAAAACTTGCAAACTGTTTTTTGAGGTCGTCAAGTACAGAACCAAAAATTCCACTTATGCCTCCAGCTGACTTTACTGTTTCAATCCAAGTTCCAATTTTACTTGTAATTTTATCAATTATACCAAGGTCTTTAAGTCTTTCATAAAATATATAAATGGTAGCCCCCAATGTGCCAAAAATTGCACCTGCTAATAGTAAAGGTCCAATTAAACCGAAAAAGGCAGGGATAAGCATCCCAATAAGAAAGGTGGCGAGTCCAACCATAACTGGTTTCATCGCTAAAAATTGATTCAAAAAATTACTAATATCGGCTCTATGTGCTATAAGAAATTCTGACAATTGAGCTGCACCTTCTCGGAGATAGAAAAAAATTGATCCCTGTCTGATTTCTCCTGAAGCAGTCATTCCTAAAATATCGGAAAATACTAAACTCATAATATCATGGAAATTTGAAATTAAACCTGAAAGTGTTTTTACCTGTCTTAAGGCTGCTCCACCGTAAGTTTTTAACATTTGTTCTTCCAAAGCAAGGGCGATTTGTTTACCAGTGTTCATTTGAAGAATTAGTTCTTCTTGTTCACGAGTCAATGTAGTAAGATTTTTGCTTACATAAGTGATAGTTTGCCCCCGCTTTGATTCCGCCTCGGTGTATTTATTGATTATGCCGGTAGCCTGTGCGACTTTCTCATTCCAATCATTTAATTTATCTGTTGCCTCTTTGTATTGATAAGATGATTCGCCATATTTCTTTTTAGCCTTTTCTACTGCAGCCTTTAATTTATCCGTTTTCCAAGCCGTATCTTCTATAACCTCTTTTGCCTTTGCTGCTGCTTTTGTCAATTCCTTTGTTGCTCCAGCAGCCACTGTTGCGCCTTTACCATAGCCAGTCAACTTTAACATCCCGTCATTAACTGCTTGTGCGAGTAATTTAGCCGTATCTATACCTTGAAGTTGCAAATCTCTAAGTTCTCGATAGCGGGCAGTAGTGCTTTTATATAATTGACCTAAATTATAAGTAATGGTATTAAGTCTTGTTTCACTAATTCCAAGAGCCGAGGTTGCCTCAACAACAGCCTGCAAACCCTTTTTTGCCTCTTCAGCACTGTGGCCATAAGCAAGTAATGTTCTAGTAGCCTCATAAAGTTGCTCTCTTTGCAATGGAGTAACAAGGGAGTATTGAGCAAGCCATTCCATCATTTTTCCTGCCTTTTCTGCGCTACCAAGAAGTGTTTCAAAGGCGGTCCTGGTTTGTTCGATCTCAGCAGCCATACCAACAACCTTACTTGCCATCACCATTGCCATTGTGCCGAAGAAAAATGAAGCCCATTTCATATGGGTAGCGAGATCAGTGAAGAAGTTCTTTATCTTACTGACTGCCCCGCTAATAAACCCCACTGCTGCCTGCATTGGGGCAGTAGCTTTATTAATAAAATGAAGAGTTATAAAAATTGACCGCTCCATTTACTCTCTTATTATTTACTTTCTTTTAATTAACGCTTTTCTTTTAGCTCTTTCTAAGTCACTTTTTTCTTTTTGTGCCTCTTGATTCATAATAATTAATATTTCCTCAATGAACCAAGCAGGCTGTCGTTCATATGTATAATAATCCCAACCAAACTCTTTACATATAAGATACCTTTGATATGCCTCTGAATGGACTGACCGACCATAAAGAATGGATATAGCCTCTTTAANNATATAGCCTCTTTAATTATTTTTTTTTACCTTCTGGCGTTAAGGTCGATGCACCAGTAATTTCATTGATCTTGTCATAAACAAGGTTGCCATCAGTAACTGGTAGGTTGTAAAGCCATTCAAAGGAAAAAGGTTGTGATGCACCGTCTTTATTTTTTATTTCCTTAATTAAAAATTCCGCTGCCTTATCTTGCATTTTGAGGAAGGTATCAACAGGCATATTTTCAATTTTGCCTGCTTCAGGATTAAAAGTTCCTCCCTCAAGCATAATTTTTTGAAGCTCACGGGATTCACCTGTTGTTAAGTACTGATATATAACAACAGTATAACCACTTACGGGCAACTGCACTTCGAGCAACGGAATTCCATTTTTTGCGTCATTCATTACTTATTCACCTCCTTACTTAATTAGACGCCTTAATAAACAGTGTCCTTACTATTTAACAATTGAACATCAATTAACCTGCAGCCCGCATCGACATAGTCTTCAGCAACAAACTCGGCGTTGATGACAAAGAAGTCATCAAGCCCGGTAGAGATTTCGCCTTCGGACAATCTAAACCTTGGAATCCTAATCTTTAATTCCTCATTAGCATTGCCAGTGAATTTAATTTCCATTGCCCGTTTATTAAGTGCGTAGTAAGCGTTCTTATCAGTTTCGGAATCAAAGAAAAGTTTATAAGAACCGCTTACACGGAATCCTTTAGTTCGGATAGTTGAGACATCGCTTGAGCCACTCCTATGGATTACTTCAAGGTTATTTGCGATTGTCAATGATAATTCATTAACCGCTGTTGCTGAAGCTGCTTCTGCTGTCGCTAAGTCAGTACCAAATCTTACTTCCATATCTTTGAATGAAAACACAGTCCCTGATGTAGTTGTTGGTGTCTGACTAGTTCCCGTTGTTGGGAATTTCGACTGGAAAGAAGCCGTCAGGGATGCTAACCCATCGGAAATTTCCATTGTTAACTCATCTATAGCAGCAAATACATACTGTTCGACATCGGTATCTCTGCCAAAGACAATGCTAGCAGTTTTTGGTGTGTTACCGGAAACCGTGGTATAAAAAGTATGTTTATTGGGTGTCCCTGTTTCCAAAAGTTCATTTCCCAATGCCACTTTCCAAAGGTATCCAGAGTTAACAACATCAAGATTGATTTTAATATCGCCTTCGCCCCATTTCTTCCCAACAACAGAATCCTTATCCATTAAGCGGCTAGCCTTGGAGGCAATAATTTCCAAAGGCTCATGGTGGCCTCTTAAGGAAACATCAGTAAACGGCAAAAAAACTACTGGAGAAACATAAGTCCCTGGCGTGCTTTCACAAGCAAATCCTAAGTATCCTAAGCGACCAATTGTTATAGCCATTTATTTTCACCTCCTTTCTCATTTTGAACTCACTAATTCATAAGCATTTAGGTTAATTTCTAATATCCGTGTATCTAATTCTCGATCCACATAACTTGCTGTCCAACTAATTGGCGTTACATATTTACAGGCTCCAGATAAAGTAGTATCCATATCTAATGCCTTTTCTAACTCATCAATAATATTAGTTGCTATATTTTCTGCGTTTTCTGGCCCCTGACCTGTTTTTGATCTCTCTTGATATATTCTAACCCTAAACCCCCGTCTCCGCAAGTTATGAAATGTTGATTCAAAACTTCCTTCTCCATCTCTTAATGTCAATGTCGCAAAAGGATATTTCCCTTCAGGGTTGCTTGTCTCCCAATCATAAGCAGCCTTCAAGGTTTGCATTTCCCTTAATTTAGTTAATAGTTTTGACCTTATTGCTGATACACTCATATATTCATATTATATTAATATTTAGTCCATTCTCCCACTATCTTTTCAGCAGCAGCAATACCTATTTCCAAGAACGGCGCTTTAATAATTTCTAAAGTTTTTTGCACAAATCTTAAACCAGGTAAAGTTCCTCGCTCAAAAATGGTTTTTGCGGCTTTATAAGCAACAGCTGTTGAAAGCCCATATCTTACCGCTATGTCAAACCAGTTTGGAAAGCGACCAACTTTTGGTAACCTACCCAACTCAACTGCTCTACCAACTGGTCTTCCCCAGTATGCATCATTTGGGCCAATTTCAGCAGTTACATCATTACCAGTAAGTCTGAGGTCATAATCGATACTGCTTGCTAAGCTTCCAGTTCTAACTGGGACTAAATCCTTCATAATAGCGGCGGTTTCCTTGGCGGCTTCTTGCATTGCCCACAGCCGATTAGGTTCAACCGATTGCGCCATCCTTTCCATCGCTAAAGCCGCTTCTCGATCACCTTTGATTTCTATGTAATAGTCGCCTATCATAATTCTTCCTCCTCGAATTTTATTAAAGTAAGTTCATAATGTTCTAGTCCGGTTGGTGGGTTCGACCAATCTTCAATCCCCTTAACTTTAAATGTTTCACCTGTCCCAGAAACTGTTACTTTGTCACCTAACTTAATACCAGACGCGGTCGTAAAACAAAGATATGTCTGTCCAAATACGCCATCGGCAATTGCTGTTTGTTCTGGTGTCGCTGGTTGAATATGACATTTAACTGCTTGTAAAGCTGCATCTGGCTGATAGGATTCCTTATCTGGATTATCCTCATCTCTGGTTAACCTATCGATGCTAATTATTGAATCTAAAATCATATTTTATCTAGTTTCGCCTAGAGCCATCTTGACGCAATTCTATAAGGTTTTAATAAAGTTAAGGCGTCTTTGTAAAAATCACTCTCTCCTTCTTGTCTTTGATACCAGCGTTTAGAAACTCGACCTTGAGTTATTGATTCTAAGCCTTCTTTATTTGCATGACGCATAATCATATCAGCTACCAAATTTACCGTCGCTTGTCTTATGTCGTAAGGTACCTCCGAATATCCAGCAATGTAATCAATTTTTGAAAAGAATTTAGTGTATTTGATATCCATAAAACTAGAGATAATGCTTGTTCCTGTAATCGAAAGCTCATAACCGGGATATAAAATATAATCCGCACTAGTAGGGATATTGTAGCGATTTGTTCCTTCATCATCAACTAAATCTAATTCGATGCTATCTGTGCCTTTCCAAAGTTCAATTTTTGATACCGATTCAATGGGAATTTTACGTGGAAAAATCATCAAATTACCTTCGCTATCAATACGTGAAATAGCCATTTCACCAGTTATTGCCTCACGCAAAACCCCTGAGGCTGTTGTATAGCCCAAATAATTATTTATATGTTTCTCGGCAGCTGCAATCCAGCTGTTTATTTGACTATCAAAAGAACTATCTATTGTTAGCAATAGAAAGTTTTCTAGGTCAGTTTTGTCGCAGTAGCCAAGAAGAACCTCATTGTGCCTGCCAGCCATAAACCCTCCTATAATTATCACTCTTTGAGTGACAATAAATACAGTATGTTATTCCATTATTTATATCAAATCTTAATTCAGGGTAATCCCTGAATGGTTTAATATGATGTGCTTCCAAGTATCCTCCTCTTTTTCCACATATTTGGCAAGTATAGTTGTCTCTTTGAAAAACTTGTTTTCGCCAAATTTGATAATCTTTACTATTTCTTATTTTCTTGTTTAATGGCGTTACGCCGCCTTTCCAATTACTACTTTTTGGTCCTACTCTTAGTTTTGCCTTTTCACTAATTTTTTCCTTAGTCTTTTTACTGACTTTATGACCTTTTAAAGTTTCGCTTGTTTTTGGTCTTTTTCCTTTAAGATGATCTGTTCCGTATTTTTCATAAAATTTTTTAATTGATTTACTTATTTTATCTTTAAGTTCCTTATCTAATTTAATGTCATATCTAGGATTGGCTTTACCAGATAAAGCTAAGGCCATCTTCCTTTTATATTCAGTTGTATGTTTTTTGCCCAACCAATATCTAGGACTAGATCTACCTTTCAAAGAACAACTAATTTTTAATCGCCATTCCTTAGTTCCTCTTTTCGTTTTGCCAAACATCATTATCCCTTTCTGTTGAGCCTAGGAAAGGGATCACTAGGCTCAACAATGATGCTAGTGCACTTTAAGCACCTGTGCAAAATTTGAGCTGGAATGGTTCTCCGATTACCTTCAAAGCTATAGCTTCTAGAATGAAGCTAATATAAGAGAAATTGCTTGAAGGAACATCGACCCGAGACATTGGAATAAGCTCTTCCGTCTCAATCCAGACTTCGCCAGCAGGAGATTTTTCGGTCAACAATAGACCGCCATATCCAACAAATCTGGATGGCTTGACATCAATCAAGCTTCCAGTTACCGGGTTAACAATCTTAGCAAGAGCTAACCCAGCAATGACACCTGTCACTTCTTTTGCAGAAACAACGTGCCTTAAGATACTATTAGTTTTCTCCATATCATCGGCTAATGCCTGGAGTTGACGAGCGGACGCTACTAACAGAGTAGGATCTGCACCATAGGCATATAGTTGTCGGCACCATTCGCCAACACCAGATGCCGTTATGAAAGTGCAGCTACCAGAGTTAGTAGTAATTTGTTTATTCAAACCACTAAACTCAAGAGGTCGAGCATCGGCATCTCCTGCGATTAGCAATTCTTCTTCGCCGAGCATTACTTCATACATCTTGACCTTTTCTCGGCTTTTTTGCATGTCAGGTTGTCCATCCCGACCTTTAGAAGCTGCTAATGCTAGACCACCAACCTCTAATTTTCTGCCTAACAGTTTATACGCTGCTGTTACAGTGTCATAAGTTTGTGTGGTTTCATTAGGAGCGCCTGTATCAGCAAAGGCGATTGAACTTCCAGTTCCAGCTGGTACATTACCACTTGGGTGCATACCAGAATGAATGGCTGATGTCATTCTTTTCCAAGCAGCCGCTTGACCCGATCCCTTTACACGGGGAATCCTGTTTCGAAGCGGAGTGTCAACAGGAACTAGGAACTTAATCTCTTCGTCCAAATTCTCGGGCGAAAAGATAGACCTTGTAGCAGGCGAGAATGTATAAGTGCTAGTTGTCTCTGCCGCTTTCATAATCAAATCTTTTATTTCAGCTAAGGCTTGGTCTACTTCATACATGTTTTTTCACCTCCTTTCCACTGTATTCTAGCCATTAAACGGACTAGTCTCTTTTGAACAGAAACTAACAAATTTTTGATTGCCTTTATTAAAAAAGGCACAATCTTAAAAACCTTACTCTTAGACATCAAAGACATTAAAAACTCCTTTCGAGTGCTTTCCTTCGCTTGATTAAATCAATAGCTTCGTCGGCTAATGCATCAGTGTATTCAAAAGGTTTGTGATCCCGAATACTAGCAATCTCTGCTAACCTGGCATCAATTTTCTTAATCTCTTCAGATACGGATACATCCGGTTCGCCAACAAAGCTTTTAGAAACCACTACTTTTGAGGGAGCTGGTTGTTCCTCAATTTTCTTGAGCCTTTCTTTTATTTCGCTCAAGATCTTGAGTAAAGCTTCTTCTGAAGAAGTGCCTGTTTTTCCAACCTCCTCTTCCAAAGCTTTCTCGGCCTCGACTTTGGTTTCTTTAGTCTCTGAAACCTTCTCGGCTTCTGAGGCTTTCTCAGCTTCCTCTTTAGGAGTCCCCCTGTCAGACGCTCCTTCAGCAGGAGCCTGTTTAACAAGGTCTTTGATCTCTTCGAGTTTCTTGTCTAGTGAAGCAAGAGCGTCTTCTATCTTTTTGGCTGCTGGATAACCATAACCATATTCCTCGTCCTTCGGTTTTTTCTTCCCGTCGGTTTTTGGTTTACCATATCCAGTCTCTTTTAAGGCTTTAATTGCCTTTTTGATAGCGGCCTTTACTTCAGCTAGATCATCACTCTTGAGTGCTTGTTCAAGAATATCGACAACGGAAGCTGCTTTTTCTTCTTTTTCTTCGCCATACTCATATTCCTTGGGTTTTTTCTTCCCTTTTTCCTCTTCCTCTTCACCGTATTCATACTCTTTAGGTTTCTTCTTACTCTTTTCCTCTTCGGATTTGACTTTAGCCTTGCAGTATTTAGCAGCCTCAGCCATGGATTTGCCAGCTTTCATCTGCTCTTTCATACACTCGGTATAAGCAGACTTATCAAGGCCTTCCTCTTCTGCAGTTTTGGCTAATTCTTCATCCGAAGGAATTTCTTCAGAATCCTCTTTGCCAATGTCCTCTTCTACAACTTCCTCTTCCACCAAATCTTCATCAGCTTCCTCATCGATTTTTTCAAACTCATCGAGGACTTTATCTTCAGCCATTTGTTTTTCACCTCCTTTCTTTTTCTTTTTTTCTCCAACAAAAAACCACGCTTTTATTGCGTGGTGTAAACCAATCAGTTGGATTCACCAACCTTGATAATAATTATTACAAATTACGGTGGGTTTGTCAAGACCCCAATTGGGACTTAATTTGATAGGTTCAAATCAGGTATAATTAATTCATGCCCTACAAAGACCCGAATGATAAAAAAAAATACAACAAAAGTTACTATTGGCGACATAGGAAAAGACTGCGTGCTTATGCAAGACAAAGAAGGGAAGAACAAAGAAAGGCTTGGCAAAAATGGTATGCGAAAAAGAAAGACAAAGAGAGGAGAGAAAAAATTAATTTCGGACAAATTTATAAACCAAAATCAGCTTACCGTTAAACCATCATAAGCAAGAATAACTTTTCCTTTGCCACCGATTTTCTTCCAATATTCTTCAATTTCTTTTTGCGCTTGGGTATAAGGAGGATATTCATGGCCAGCTTGTGTCAAAATAATTGTCTTAGGATTAAATTCTTTTGCTAATTCAAGGGTCTGTTTATAATTCATGTGGCCTCGTATCTGGCCTTTATACATAGCGGCATCAGCAACTATAATCTTAGCATTCTCAAAGTATTTTTTAGAATTTGTTGGCAATTTTTCCATATCTTCAGCGTAAACAATGCTATCAAATCTATAACCATAAGCAGGAAAACTTTTACCTGTGGGAAAGGCTTCAGCATGAATTACCCTAAATGGGATTACTTTCAATTCCTCAATTTCATTTTGTTGATAAGGTACTATTTCTTTTAATATTAAGTTTTCAAATTTTTTCTGCAATCGCTTGTTGGCTAAGACTTTTGGTGGTGCATAAACAGTGACTTTTTTTGTTAACAATTTATCCAAAATGGGAAATCCCATACAAGCATCCCGATGCGCATGCGTAATTAAAATACTATTAATTTCATTGGGATCAATTTTTTCCCTCTTTAGTTGTTCTTCAATTTGTGGTGTACAATCAATAAGGACATTCGGTCCTTTAATAAAAAGGGATGAGTTAGTTCGATTATCTTTTCCCTTCCCTTCTACAGGTTTTGTCGGTCCGGTTCCAAGAAAAATTAATTCTAATTTCTTTTCCGCTTTCGCTATTTCTTTCACTGCTTCACCAGTCTTTGCTTTGTATTTAACTGGTTTTGATTTGCCATCGCACCAAATAAGATATTGTTGTCCTTTTCTTTTAATTTCAGACAATACTTCTTCTAATTTATGTGATTCAGCATATGGCTTTTGATCTTTTGGTTTACTTATCAACCAAACTCTTCTACCAGCCTCTGCTTTGTTTAGCGCTTCATGACATTTCCAGCATAAAGTCTGACCATCTTCAACCCTTAATAATTGAGTTGGGTCATCTCTTAATGGAACTAAATGATGAACAGTCAAAAATTCAGTCGAACCACATTTAACACATTTGTAGCCATCGCGAGCCAAAACAGCCTCTCTAAAGCGACGATAATTAATATCACTTGAGGCTTTAAGAATTGATTTTGCGAAACCAAGTGGTGCATATTGTATTAAGTAACGGCCTTTAAGTTTATTACCCGAAAAGAAGAATTCTAGAAAATGTTCTCTCCAAACTCCTATTCTGTAACTCCCGAAATCATCAGCAAAAAACTTTGCGTATTTCTTTGATGTTGCGCCAACATCAAGGGGTTTAGAAATATATGGTTTTGGTTTTCCTACCGAGAGCCAGACAGAGTTATGTGTTATTGCATTGGGTAGACAAAATGTCCCATCAGGCATAGTGATATTAATGAGTGGAAGGTCTGAATTAATAGTTTGAATTTTTCTAATTGGGAAAAACCAGTAATCATTATTCTCTCTAAAATTTAATTTCCGCCGAGGATTGTCATAAATATTGACTTCATATATATTTTCCCCAAATTCTTTAGAATGGAATTTATAATTTTTTCTTTCTCGCCATGTTGCAAGCTTTCCTAAAGATAAGGCAAGTAGCCATGTCTTAGAGGCAAGGGGCAAACTTGTATTAACAAAATGTATTCCTTTTTTGTCTCTCCATCCATCAGAATCAATCAATCCCTCTAACAAAGCTATCTTAAAACCTAAAGGATAAGATAGCCACGAAATTGGAAAGTCTTTGTCTTTTTTATTTAGCAAAAGGTTTGAGATCCATTTTTTAAAACGATTAATATTTCTTGATGTACTTAAGCTAGTAATTAATTGATTATTATAATTAAATTTTTTAATATTAAAATTTAATTTGGAAGCTATAGAATTATATTTATTTTGCATATATTTATCATGACCAAAATATAAATACAAACTATTTCCTCTTGATATCCTTCCATCTCCTAACATAAAACCAAATAGTCTTCCTAAATTAGCAGATGTACTTAAGTTTGGATTTAATCCAACATTATGAGGACGGTGTATCTTAGTTCTTATATTTCCCAAAATTTTTTTAGGAAAAACAAGTAAATCGCCAACCTTGAGTTCTGAAGCTTTTTTCCAAACTAATTCTCCTCCAGACCATTCAGAAATTCGATTGGTTCCTCTCTTAGTATTAGGTTTTAACACCAAATAAGGATGCTCTAGACTTACTTCTTGCCAATCCCCAAAGACTGATTTAATTCTAATAAATCGTTTGTCTAAATTAGGTAAAAAATCAATTCGCATAGGTTTATCGAATTTACCATCACCATTTAAAATAAAATCATCTTGCAATAATGATGAAGCTTTTTTTAGTCCTGAATCTGTCCAAATCAATGTATTTGGAGAAAGACAGGGTTGAAGTAGTTTCCATGTACCTTGTAGTTTATCATTTTGCTTTAGGGTATAAACATCCCTACCATTTCTTAAATCTTTTGTTTCGCCCAAAAAAATAGTAAAACCGAAAAGCCACCCTGGTTTGAATTTCATTCTCAAATCGCCATGTACCGAATGATCAGTTTCCAAAAGTTGTTCTTCGGTCATTTTAGCTTCTTCTTCGAATAATCCTCGCCAATGATGGTGATAAACGTATTGGCCTCCTCCCGATTTAGGATATGATTCATGCCAGTGTTCTTTCCAGAATGCTGTTGCTCTTTCGCCCCTTGTCTCTTCCTCTTCGCTGACTTGGGATTTTTCAAGTGTATAAATTTTTTGTGGCTCTAAGGGATAATTTGAAATAAAGTATTCAAATCTTGTTTCTCTTTGGAATTGATGTTGAGTGTAGATAATTTTAAATTTCTTAATATAGCATTTTGGTGGTAAAAGGGCCTTGTTAAGACTATTCAAAGTGATCAAAAACTTACCCTTAATTTTTTTAACTGTCTGCCAAAATTCTTTTTCATCAATAACATCGTATTTACCATACTCGCCGCCCGCTCGGCCAGTAAAATATGGTGGATCAAGAAAGAAGAAAGACTGTGGATTATCATACCGCTGGACAACTTCCTTGTAATCTTTGTTGAGAATTATTGCTTGTTTTAATCTTTCTCTTAGTTCTGTAAGCCTTTCTACTACACGCTTTTTGACACCAGTATGCGAATGTCTGAATTGATTTGGCCCTGCTGCTACACCAGTCCAGCCAAATTTAGCTATATAAAGGTTTTTATATAACCTCTCAACTCTATTTTTTGGTTTGTATTTGAACAGTTTCTTATACAAAGATTCACTACCTACCCAATTTTTTCCCTTAAGCTCTTCTATTTCCTTATCGGTTAAATTTTGAATATCATGGAGTATTTCATATACTCTGGGATTAAGGTCAGATAAAACCTCCTTTTTACTTGGTTTTTTCCCAAAGAAAACTGTTGCAGCCCCACAAAACGGTTCGACATAAGTATTATGTTCTGGGATATAACTTATTATTTTCTTTGCTACTCTTGATTTCGCTCCAAATATAGAAAATGGAGCCTTCATCTTTTCTAACTTTTCGGTTCCATTTTCAGCTCCGCCTTCAGCTCCGCCTTCGGTTCCAACTTCTTCTTTGAGAACCCCAGCCCTCCTCGCAATATCCACTGCCTGGTTCGCAAAGTAGGCTGGACGCGACTTATCAATCCCTCTAACTGTTGGTTTCCCAGTAGCCAAATGAGGACCGTCTTTTTCTTTTAAAATAAGAAGTTCTTCCAATAAGATATTTAAAGTATCACCTTCAGAGGCTTTTAAAACAGTATTGAATGTACGACCTAAGCGAACAAATTTTTTATCTTCTGTAACATTAACAAACGGGTCATTTCCTTTTCTGACCCCAATTTCATAATTGTAGTTACCTGCCTTATTTCTAATAACTTTTAAAACAGCACATTTTATCTCAATAATTGTTTTCCATTTTGCCCATTCATCACTGCCCCCAAATATATAAGGAGCATCTAGTGTTTTAACCATTAATCCTTCTGAATTTGGTTGCGATGCTGCCCACTTGCCTACTGCTTGGAGAACCTCTTTTGAGGTAATAGGTTTTTGTGGCGAAAGTTCAAAGTATTTGCTATCCAATTTTTTATAGACTTTTTCGAGTATCTGTCTTCTTTCAAAGAGTGGTTTTTCATGAATATCTTTACCTCCTTCATATAATATATCAAACAAATACACTTTAGGTTCAGCCCTCAACTTTCCAGCTAGAACAGAAAGTTGCTGTGTGCGGGGGATTTTCTTGCCGTTAATTGTAAAAACTAATTCGCCATCTAATATCACTCCTTTTACTTTTTCAAGGCTTTTAACAAGCTCTGGTAGCCTCTGAGAGCGTTCTTCTTGGCTATCCTCGAACCAAATCGAAACTTTACCGTTATTGCTTAAAATACAGTTATGAAGAAGAGCAGATGGAGTAGAAAAATTATGACTACCCTCAACCTCAAAATCATAAACAAAAGACGGATAATAGCTAAGTTTTTCAAACTTATGAATTTTTGCGGCTATATAATCATTTTCAAATCTTCTTTTGCCTTCAAAGCCAGATTTTTTATTCTCTGACCATAGAGTCAATTTGTAACAAAAAGCCTTTTTAATCTTTCCTTGGTATGAAAAATTTGTTTTCCCAATAGTTATGCCAGCTAAAATTCCTCTTGATATACACTCAAGATACGCTTTTTCTATTAAAGTTGGAGAAACAGTCACTATGATTTTCGAATGACCAGTCTTATTACCATCAGCATCGTACCAACCCTGTAAAAAAGAATTCCAATTTTCATCAGTTAATTCTGAAATCCAGTTTGGAAGAGTTTTGCTTTCTGCTCCACCAGTAATTTGACTTCTAAAATTTTGCGAAAGCCAAGTAAGTAAGGGTCTATCCCAGAAGGCTAATGTTATATAATTTCTTGATTGATTTATATCTACTTTTGCCTGAAAAATATTTTCAATTATTTGTTTATAAATATTAACTAAATTAGTTTTGTTGCCAAAATGTAATCTAATTCTCCAAGAATCGTGAGAAGCCAGAGTGCTTCCATCACCAATCCAATATCCAATAAAACGCCAAAAATCCTTATTCCTTGGAACCAGTTTTTTATAACCATGAAAACTGAAACTTAATTCTTTTGGTTCTTGTTTTTCTTCTCTTTTTGGTATTGCTGTATAAACCCAATCTTTTTCTTTTAAATCCTGAACAAATTTCCAACCTTGTGATGTTAGAACAGGATGATTTTCTGTTAAGATAACTGGGGTTCCCCCATAAGTTGTGAATTTAAAAATTTTTTCTCCTTTTTTCACTTTTCTTCTCTGAATAGCAACTACCTTATGTTCTTTTCCGTCATGACCTAAAAGTTTATCTCCTTTTTTAATAAATCTGGCCATAGTTAATCCCGATTGGGATAAAAGATAAGTTGAAGCCCCACAACAGCGAAAACCATCGAACTTTATCTCACCAACAAGCTTCTTCCCTGCTTTAAGTTTCTTTTCAACCCAAGGCCATAATTCCTCTGTGCTAAAAAATTCAGTGTATCCTTTCATTAAGGGTTTCATTGGAGCAAAACGCACTCCAGGGGAAATTATCTTCTTCTCAACTTGTTCAGTTTGTTCAGTTTTTTCAGCTTTTTCAATTTCAGTTTTTTTAGGCTCTTCTTCTTCTTTAACTTGCGTCAATTTTTTTTTAGGAAGAATTACTAAATCATATAAGGGGATATAACTTCCATGTGGACCAGAATTGTGTACAACAAAACTAGATAAGTAAGTATTGCTTTCTGTGTTTATGTTATAAACTAAGCCATCATAACTATTTTTTGTTATTTTTGTAATTGGAAACCAAATTTTATTGTCATAAATAAATGATGTTGCCTTTTTAGATATAAGAGGCAGTTCTGTGTCGTCACGCCCCAAAATTGAATATATAGCCTTCGTCTGAAATGTTATGTGATAACTCAGACGTTTCTTATAACATGTTCCTTGTGGAAGAATACCACTGTTAATTTGCTTTGCTATGCTAGGCAGTACGCCAAACCGTGCAAATAGTTCAATAAGTTGTAGGACAATTTTTTCTGATGTTGTAACTATTTGGCAGCGATTCGGTTTAATAGTGCCGTCTCCTTGTGTGTAGGCAAAGATAAATGATCTAACTACATTCAGCGGAGCGTGCATAATGAAAGAAGGAATTTTTTTATTTTTAGCACCAGAGTTAAACTCATTCGCAAAAAAGCGAGATAATTCAACATTGTAAAAATAAAGATTCATGCATGATTTGTTTGATCTTATTATTCCCTTAAGACCAAAAACTGTTTCGCCTATAGATTTCAATCTTTGAGCAACTGTCGTCTCATTTAATCCAAGACTAAAATGAATTCCCCAACCGCCATTTAAGTCACCTTCTGCTAAATACCACCCACATAATTCACCAAATTCTGGCGTTAGTTTTATTGTTCCAATATGTTTTCTAATTCTAGCGTTTCCCCTAACATTTTCATTTTGAATATATGCAGGAACATCAACTGAATTGATTATATCGATTTGTGGGACGGGATAAGAAACATAATCTTTTTCCTGCAATTCTTTGGCTTTTTTCCACTTTGGAAGCCAATTGTATGTATAACCTTTTTGATATTTCCTTAAGTAGTAATGTCTAAGATAATTGTTTTTTGGAAATTCAAGAATCAAAACAGGATGTTCTTCCGTGAGCGTCACACTTGGAAGATAGCGGGGCTTAATCGTATAAATATTACCTTTGTATTGTCGGCTTGCAAAACCTAATACATTTGTTAATCTGCCATAAGCATCAAGTACTTGACCGTCTCTAATATTCTCAATCTTTTCTACATCATCACCTCTAAAAACAAAACTCCCAGGCACTAGACATTCATTATAAACAAAGTGAAGCTTATCCTGTATCTCAACAGGAAGCTGTTTAGCAATTCTAATTTCTGTTGAGACATCTCGTTCTTTCCGTCTGATAACAATGTCTAAATCAGAGTCTTTATCTGCTTGTCCTCTACCATAAGAACCGGCTAAACTAACATAATCAGGGACTATAAGTTTACCTTTAAATGGATTCTTTTTAAGATAAGCAAAAAAGCCGAGAGGGTCATTTAATTTTTTCTCAAATCCTTCTTCAGTTTTACCTAATTCTTCTGTCTTTCTATCTAGTTCATCAACTGTGTGGTGGTGCATACCTCTTCGCTTCATCTCTTGGACAACAAAATAATGAGCATTTACTAAATCTTCGACTGAAAGTTTGAAAAATCTAGCATAAAGCATATGAAGCCTTCTATGAAGCCCAAGTAGCTCTTTATCAGAAACATTTTGAAGTTTCTTAGGAGTAATCTCATCAATTGGCATTTTAAGGAAAACTGTTTTCTCAATTTCGACATTTAATACAAAATTTTGAACACCTTTTTTGTATTTCCAATTGAGAGGAGGTCTAAAAATTTTTTTCAATTCAAAATCATAAGCAAAAAATTCTTTTGTATTATTCCACCATTTTTTTCTTTCTGTATCAGTGATAAGGTGTTTCTTAAAAAGTGTTTTAAACTCTTCAAGGGTAATTTTTTTAGGTTCTTTTAAGACAATGATGCCATAGACTTTGTTTTTGGCAAGAAGATAAAGAGGCTCATTGATATGCCCTTCAAACTTTTTGGCCTTAATAATAAGCGTCTTTCTTCTCGAAATTATTAACCGAGCGTGACGTTCAACTAGATACAAGCCGTTTTTAACATCCATCTTATTTTTATTTTTTAGATTGAACTTTTAACGGTTGAATAGTAATTGTTTTTTGCGGCTGAAACATAATTGGAGAACTCTTAACTGGCTTGTTAGAGCTGGGGGGTTTAGCTGAAAAAATGGATCTTTCAGCAGGTTGAAATTGGTAAGTTTCTACCGTTTCCGCTGGCATATAATTAACTATTTAACTATTTAAATCTGCTTAGCCTCATCTACTATAATTTTAGGCTCTTCAATCCTGGATTCTTCTTTGGATTCTTTGGATTCTGCAGATTCGCCCTGAGGCATATCTTTAATTTTTTCTTCCTCAGAAAATTTTTGAGTTTTCTGTCTCGGCATTATAATACCTCCTTTAATTGGTCAAAATAAGCTGTAACCCAATTATGACCAAGTGCTTTTTGCGCCACAATAATGTCTGTTTGCTCTCTTAATTTAGAAATTTCTTGAACTTGCTTTAAGCGGTTTTCAGTTAATTTCTTTTCGATTGCTTCTTTATCAGATTGTAACTCAAATAGTGCTGCTTCTTTAAGTGACCTTAATACCTTCTCAATGTGTTTTTTGGGCCTATTTAATCTGTCACATTCACCCAACATGACAGTTACTGAAGCAGCCATAGCAATTAATCTATCAGCCATCTTAATGCCGGGATAAGTTTCATCATCCATGCCATATGGGGCAATAGGTAATTGTTTTTCCACGATTTCACCTCCTTCGAATTTTACCAAACTAAACACTGCTTCTGGATTAGCAGGTCTATCTACTAAAGAAATCTCATTAAGGATAAGTTCATAGATAACATTGCCAATTTTTTTGAGAACCTTGCCCCCAATTGAAAAGCCATTATACACTTTTTCTTTTACTTTTTCCCAGGCTTCTTTATCGACAATTTTTCCTTTAATCCAAAGTCCTCTCTTTTTGTGATCAATTTTTGCTTGAAGAGTTTTACCAACAGCCGACCATTGGTGCATTTCCCTCAAATTGGCAAATTTCATATAGTCAGGAAGAGCTTTCTCGAGCGCTTCTAGTTTGACTACTTCCCCTTGACTGTCTACAGCTTCGGTGCTAGCGTATCCCTCCACAATTCTTTCGTCTGAGTCTGCTTTGGTAAATGGTGCATAAATATGAATATCGGTATTCATATCGTCTTCATAGTTTCGCAACTTTGCAACTTTCGCAACTAAAAAGCCAACAAATAATTGTTGGCTCAATTAAAGGACTAGTCCTATTTGAGTCCTCTAAGTAAAAAAATAACATATTTTAAAACCCTTGTCAAGTCCTATTTAGAACCAACTTTTTTTAGACTTGCTGTGCTTAAAAGTTTTTGATCTGGCCTTAACTTTTGCTTTAACTTTAGGTTCTTTTGTTGGCTTAGGGGCAACGGGTGCCGCCCAAAGTGCCTTAAGCCCGTCTGGAGATATATCAATTCCATGAGAACCCTTAAGATGGGCAGAGAGTTGTTCTGCAATATAATCTTCGTCGCCTTCAAAAACGACAGGACATTCTAGCTTGGATACATCTGCGCATCTATAAACCATGATTTTCACCTCCTTTCTAGATTAAATCGCTGTAAGGACTACATTTCTTAGTATACGGCAAAGATTTGTCAGTGTAAATAGGCGCTTCTTTGGTTTTATAAGGTCTTGATTTATAAATAATGGGAATGTAAATATTCGCTTTACTTGAGTTAATCTGATTAATAGTAGCCAAAATATCTGCACATGCACTATTACTCTGCGTTTGTGTTACTAAGAGATTTACCTTAACAGAATTATCGACAGAGGTTATGACTTTAATGTCAGTCTTTACGGACTGATTATAACTTTCAGTCTGAACGATATTAGTTTTAGTGCTATTGTCTTTAGTATTGTCAATAACTAAAATATTTGTTTTAACATCAGAAGGCTGTTGTCCAGTAACCAGAAAATCAGCTTTGACAGAATTTTCCTTAAGATAGGCACGAAGAATATTAACTTTTACTTGATTATCTATAGTTTCTGTAACAACAACACTCGCTTTTGCAAACTGGCTATAGGGTTCCGTTCGTAATATGTTTGTCTTGACAGAATTGTTCCTAGTATTGTTAGTAACCAAGATATTTGCCGTTGCATATTGAACCTTTGATTCAGTTCGGAAAATATCTGCCTTAGTTGAATTAGCTTTAGACTGGGAGCGAAGAATATTAACTTTTACTGAATTACCAAAGGTTTCAGTTCGAAGAATATTGCTTTTGACAGAGTTTTCTTGACTAACACCAACTTGAAGTATATTAGCCGTTGTTTGGTTATTTTGAGAGACAATAGCTAAGATATTTGCCTTAGCTAGGTTATCCTGAGCCTGAGTAGAAAGGAGGTCTGCCTTAGCGAATTGATTTTGAAATTCGGTTCTTTGAATGTCAGCTTTAGCATTGTTGGTTTTTGTATTGTCAGTTACCAAAAGATTAGCCTTAACATCATTTACTTGTTGACCGGTAGCTAGAATATTAGTTTTTATTGAGCCATCTTTAGATTGAATACGGAGTATATTAACTTTTGTGGAATTGCTGTAACTTTCAGTGCGAATTATCGACGCTTTAATAAAATTATTCTGAGTATTATTGGCAACTAGAAAGTCTGCTTTTACATATTGGGAATAATTATTTGTGACAATGATGTTTGTTTTGACCGAGTTATCTCTAGTATAAGTCGTTAAAACATCTGCTCTAGCCGAGTTATCATAAGTGCGAGTAACTACGATGTTGGCTTTTACTGATTGACTATAACTTTCAGTTCTCAAAAGATTAGCTTTGGTTGAATTATTTTGAGTGCTACCGGCAACTAAAATATTTGCCTTTGCATAATTGGATTGTTGACCAATTGCTAAAATATCAGCTAATACTGAATTATCTTTTGAATAAACTCGAAGAATATTAACTTTAGAATTTTGGCTAGCAAATTCAGTGCGGACAATATTAACCTTAACATTATTATTTTGGATTTCATTAGTTCGAAGGATATTAACTTTAGAGAAGTTATTTTGAACAAGCGTTCCTAAAATATCTGCCTTGGTGCTATTATTTTCAATCTGAGTGATTAGAATATTAGCTTTAACTGAATTACTCTGACTTTCTATCCGGATGATATTAGTCTTAATAGAATTATCATAGGTAAGGTTTGATAGAGTGATGTTCGCTAATACTGAATTATTCTTTATTTCGTTTATACGAAGGATATCTGTTTTAATATAATTAGCTTGTTGTCCAATTGCTAAAATATCAGCTAAGACAAAATTATTCTTAATTTGTGCGGTTAGAACACTAGCTTTAACTGAGGAGGTATAAACCTCAGTTCTGACCATACTTGCTTTGGTTAAGTTATTGTAAGATTCAACTCGAACAATTGAAGCTTTTACTAAGTTGTTTTGGATATTGCCTGTAACCAAAAAGTCAGCTTTTGTATAGTTGGGTTGTTGACCAGTAGCAACAATCGAGACTTTGGTTAAGCTATCTTTTGTCTGAATAGCAAGAAGATTAGATTTAGTTGAACTGTCATAAATAATGGCATCAACAAAATTTACATAGTCTGTATAAAGATAAACACTTGTACCAGAAAGTGAGACCTGAAATAAGACCCAATGTATACCACCCTGATTTAAAAAATAATTAGAATTTTTAGCAATGCGAATAACAAAAGTTTGATCAGATTCTCCTAGGGCTTCGTCAACCAAAGTTACCCAAGAATTCGTATTCCAATTGTAAATCCCAATATGAACATTGTATCCGCTAACACCAGCCTTGCCGTCCCAAGTGAAAGTAAGTGATTTTTCCTCATCATATCCCTTCCTAAATCGGAATGTAGAAGGCATCATGTACGATCCTTCTGCAACATAGATTTCGTCATTAGTAGATACATCATCGTATTCTTGGGATGTAAAAAGATAATATTCGTCGTCATTTGTATTCCCAGCGTCAGATCCATGCGAATAAGTTGGATTAGTTTGGATATAGGTTTTAACTGAATTACTTTGAATTTCATTGATTCTGAGAATATTGACTTTTATAGAATTCGGTTGCTGTCCTATAGCGAGAATATTAGTCAATGTTGAATTGCCTTTAGAAGTAGTAGCTAAAATATTGGCTTTAGCTGAATTGTTTTGAATATTTCCTACAGTTAAAATATTTGCCCTGACATAATCAGGCTGTTGACCAGTAGCAACAATTGAAGCCTTAACGGAATTACCTTTTGTTTGAGTAACAAGAAAGTTAGCTTTAATTGAATTGTCTTTTGTATAGGTTTGAGCTGCACTTATAATATTTGCTTTAGAAAAATTGTTTTGAGTATTTTGAGTATAAGTTGCTGCGGGGTTAGAAACAAAAGGTTGTGCCTCATGGGCATAATCCATTGTTTTTAAATCAATGGTTGATTTAGCCCCAACATCACAAAAAGGTTGTCCTTTATAGGCGTAGTCAAGAGTTTTTAACTGGTCAGGTGTAATCTGCGCCATAGGCTTTCATCTCCGAAGCATTAGGAGATTAGCCTAATGGCCCGGAGATTTCTTGTTCTAAAACTTTTTTCCTTTCCTGTAATCCATTTACCTGCTCATTAATCATTTTCAGTTCTTCAGATTTTTGCTTTGCCAAATTTTCAATATATTTAGCCACCTCAGTTTTAACTTCATCTATAGTTGGGTTATGGTCAAACTTCAAAAAGATAGCCTTATCATCGGCAATAAGNNATAAGAACCCTGATTTGCCACTTGCCAGCCATATCTTTGAATTTTTCTATTGTTTTTTTATTGGTTCTAAAATATGACATATTAAGCTTGTGAAATAGTTAAATCATCGCAAAATACACTATAACTACTGCCACCCCAAGCCTGGGCTTCTATTTCTACTACACCAGCCTCAGTCGGCGTAAAGTTAATAGTTAATTCT